CCTGCAACGGCAAACGCACCCCCTTTAAGACCATCAACGAAGGCTTCCTTTAGACTACTGCCGCCTATGAGAGAGCCGATACCGCTGCCAAGAAAACTAGCNCCAAAAGTACCCGGNCCAAATGCGGNACCCAAGAAAGGTATGCCAAACATAGCCGCCGCAATTGGGATAACAATCGGAGCGGCTTTTTTGACTACCTTAATTACTTTCTTAACAATCTTTTTGATGCTTTTGAATATGCTCTTGAAGAAGAATTCAGGCATTCCCGTATCCGGGTTCAAACTGTTTAATTCGTTGCCAACAACATATCTTTGCGGATCAATGCCCATTTCGCGCATTTGGCCAAACAAAAGTTCTCGGATTTTGGGGTTTGCGTCCAAAACCTCCATGGGCACAACAGTCTCACCCTCCGCCGCGTGAACAACATAAATGTCCCCGTGTCGCCCATATTCGGCAAGATGCCCCGCTTGTTCTTGCAAAGAACCAAGACCAATCGGGGCCATGATATAATCGGGAGAAGATTCCACGAAGGATTGTAGCCCGGTGTTGAGGGTTTGATGTGTCTGTTGTAACATCACGTTAGCTCCAAGATATTTGCAAACGCCATAATCTTTGACGCCGTATCACAATTAAGTATAAGCGTGTCGCCTGTCTCAAGGACAAAAGGTCCTGAATGGGACACGTCTGCGGTCGTCGCTATGCTGTCTTTCTGAAGCGTGACCGTTGCTGAAGCCGAACTATCGGTTATCTTCAACAATACCACGATTGTACCGGAATGACTATTGTACAAGTTTAGGTCCTTGACAATAGCCGTTGTAGCCGAAGGACATGTGTAAACAGTCACATCTCCCGTAGAACCAACTGTCGTAAGAATGTTTTTATACGCAGAAGCCATCAGCCCATAAACCAGTTCAAGCCGTTCGTGTCATCTTCACCGCTAATGACCGAAGGGATTTCCGTTTTCGTCAGGGCGGTCTCTATATCGCTAACAAGTTGAATCATAAGTTCCGCGTCATACTGTTGTGGTATCAAGGGCAGCGATACTTCAAGTAGCCTAGCCATCAGCGCCTGCCATCCGGGCGTATGTCAAAACGAACATCGCCTAAAGTCCACTGTATGTCGCTGGCGCTGCTCTGCACACGGAGAACCGCAGAACGGGCTCTGGATCGTAAGAAAGCCTGCTCCGTTGTACTTGTAACAGAACTTGTGGAGTTCGTTGTCAGACTATTACCGGGGTAATCTCTTGTTTTTAAAACGTAATCTACTGCGGTGTCGGAATCGGAACTGGAGATGTCTACATCGGGAACAAGCCTGCTGATAAACGAAAATTGGTCGCCGTCCCCTATGGAAAATATCGAAGACTCTATAAATGGGGACATTGCCTCGCCATCATCAGTAGTCCCTGTTTCGTGAGAATAGATGTAGTTAAGGCTGCTGGATACGCCCGCTGCGCGGGGCTTGGAATGCAGTCCAAAATCTACCCACGCGGTACGGGACAGAGAACCAATGTCCCAGGTGTTGTCTGCATAGTTGTATTTAACATACCTGTCTACGTCATCACTGCTGGAAGAACAGTAGAACCAGAAGACTTCGTTAAACATCCGGTTTGCGCCAGCAAAGAATTTTAGCGTCTGGTCGAAATTTAAATCGTCAAAAACATATCTCAAGACAGTACAGGGGATAGCTTGTATCTGACCAGTGAACATGAAGAAGTTTTCTTTGTCCATCCAAAAAACGCGGTCACCAATTGCCGTAGCGGCATTGGGGGAAATAATGGATATGTTATTGGCCAGAAGGTTAAACGAAAACGTAAACGGAGGACCAACGTACCTCATGCCGTACAACGAGGAATCCGTCCAGATCAGAATCTGCTGCCGGGTTTCGATCCCCGTGATTATTTCCGAGCCTGAAGATAGCCTCTGATCGCCTGCCGTGTTTGTTACTTGCGGGGTCCAGTTAACGGCACTTTCTTGGTCCGACCAGCGCACCAACAACAGATCTTGGGCAGTGGTTCCAATAGTGTTCGCTCCAAGACAAATAACATGCCTGTCCGTGTCGGATACCAAAACTTGCCGCGCCGTAGTGGGTGCGTCAGACGCACCTGTTTGAGTACTTAGGGCCGTGGCCCTAGTGGACAGACCTAACGTAGCGTCCCAGTAATAGACGCCATCATCACGTACATTCATTACTGAGTCTTCACCCCAGTTATCCTGGGACCAAAGGCGTGTCTCCCCAGTTGTAAAGGGGGCTACAGCGTCACCAAATCCGTAAAACTCATTGGCTTCCTTAACGATATCGCCATCAGAATGAGCCGCCGCGCTGGTCCCTTTAGCCGCCCGGACAACGCCTGCATCAAGGGTGTTACTGGACTTCCCAGTATATTGAATAAGTTCATCATCAACTTGTATCAGACCAACAAAGGTGACTGTGGCTCCACTAGAATGGGTTGCCGTTGTAGTTCCATCAGCACCACGAGTAATGCTGCTAAGGACATTGCTCGAATTAGTTTTATATTCAATATTTTCGCTGTCTATTTTGATGGTTCCTCTGGAGGGCATCCCGGAAGAACTGGCAACGCTTATTGTCGTATCTACAATGGCGACGGCGGCGCTTGTCGTCGTAGAAGCCGTTTCAAAATCAGACGCGGATGTTAAATCTATAGACGTTACGCTGTCGTTTATGCCACCGTCCAAGGTGGTTTGGCTGTATGTCAGGGTCGAACCTCCCCAAAACCCTGCCCCGAAACCTGATTCTGAAACCACCGCCTCGCTACCTACATGGATTTGATAGTTGGCAATTACAGCCGAACCACCACCCGCTGTTGATCCAGATGTAGCAGACCCCCCTGTGTCTACAGTAAAGCTATTGGCTGAAACAACAGTGGCTATGACCTGCTCTTTATTAAGGTCTGCCGTGGTCAAGCCATCAACAGTAGTGGCTCCGCTAAACGTAACGTAATCACCTTCAACGGCGGAATGCCCTGCTGCCGTGACAGTTATAATACCCGATCCAGAACTACCGGTCGTAAACGGGTTTGTGCCTAACGTCGCGGTACTACGGATAGGAGTAATGTCGTAAAATGCATTGCCGTTTTCTAAGTAAAACTTGGCCGTCGTGCCCGCGCCCATGAGCTTCAAAGCGCCCAATGTAACCCAGCATTTAAGAGATCGAACAGTCCCTATTACGGATGATCCGCTAACCCGCTGCCAACCGCCTATCTTTTCGGGGCGGCCTTTCCGGAAACGAATTAAATTTGAATCGCGCCAACCCTGTGCGTCTGCAAAAGACGTACTTTCCCGGTTAATCCCAGGTCTAAATTGAACTTTTGTTAGAGGCATCTACATCTTCCCTAGCATACCCGCCAACATTAAAATAACCGCGCCAGCAGACCCTATTAAAATCATTTCAAGACGCTTGATACGCTCTAGCGTTTCTTTCCAACGTTCCGCGCATACCGCTTCGTGGGTATTTAATTTTGCGTCAACGTCTCTTATTGTCGGGGNCANNGTACTAACCCGCCNCCGAAGAGTCTTCTTGTTCGTCTTCTTGCTGCAAACTAGCGATAAGCTGCCGGGTGAAAAATTCAAGCGCGGCAGTTAGCTGGTCAATAGCAAACTGTTGGGTTTGACGTTGACCTTGCAAGGCTTGGATTTGATTTGCAAAATACTTTTGCTGATCGCTCAAATCGTCCGGGGAGTACGACTTACCGCCAAACGCCAATACGTTTTCGTTATTCTCTTCCATTCCTAATCTCCGATCACAGGGGAGTTTTTGGCTCTCCATTCCGGTTCCGTCATCAATATTTCTGACGTGTGCGGCTCCGTAGCCGCGCCACAACTCGGGCACCGATCACCGATCTTGCACGAATAATCGTCGGACCACGCGTGGCCGCACGCGCACGCGTAATAATTACGATAGGTGTCGTCTGCAATATCGGTTAAATGCGGTATGGTTGTGTGTGCTATCTCCGGGCGTACTGCTGAAGGCTGGGCCATCACAATCTCCTGATTCAGGCGGGCGGCAGTGAGAGACCCTTTTTGCGTCAATGCCTACTGTAATCATCGGGCGGGTCCCACTGGTGGAGGAATGAAAGGCGGTGCGCTTTAAGCACCTCGGTCGGGTGGTCGGAGACCTGAACGGTACCGGTACCCTCCGTGAGTTGGGCAGCCTGCACGAGGGCCTCGTAATCGCACATCACGTCTGACAGATAGTCGTGCAATATTCCGTTGACGGTATCAAAATCCATCGACGCCCCGAACGCCTCAATGACGTGCTCGCGATCCCTAGCCAGCCGTTCGAGGAGGTACGTCATTAGTCGCCGTTGGGCTAATTTTTCCTCAGTCATGTTGTCTGCTTCGTTTGCGGCGAACCATTACTTATTTCTCCTTTTACCAGCCGGGCGGCACCTTGCTCTCCAAAGCAGGCGTCCTGATTGCGGCGATCCGCTCGTCGAGCCCGGCCTTGAGTTCGTCCTCGGTGCGATCCAGCGACGCCAATACCCACGCCTGACAGTGGTCCTTCGTAACGCTGTCAAACGGCACATAAGTGTCGTCTAGGTCGCCCAACATGACGCTCCCGTAGATGCTAGGCGAGATCGGCGGGTCATCACTAGAGATGGCAGTAAGCCGCCAATGGACTTCGCGGATCACATCATCTTCGCCGTCAACCGGCGCGGTTGCAGTTTTGAGGTCGTAAGACCAGTTGTAAGTTGTCATATGTGTTACTCCTCTTCTTCTTCGCCGGGTTTCAGAGGTTCGACGATTACCCTGCCGTCATCGTCGGTCCAATTTGTGTCGTACATGTGTTCGTCTTGTCGCTCGCCCACGACCATCCAACTAATTGTATCGGTACAAGAGTTGTCTTGCGCCTCAATGGTCAAAGTCGCACCGGATACGCTTCCGCGCACGGCAGTCCAGCCTGTTTCATTGCTCGTGAAACACTGAACATCGCGGCAAAGAGCTTCAAAAGTACCGCTGGTCATTCCGGCGGCTTCGTCGATATCTACCGAAACTTCTCCGTCAACAAGCGTAGCCCGGCCCCTATAGATTAGGTCAGCTTGCGGAGATTCCGTAAACGAATGTACGAGGTGATGCGTATCTTTTTTAGCCGGTAGAGGGTGGTCAATTTTGAACGAGCCACTGCCTTTGGAGAGCGCACCAACGATGCTCAAAGCACCGGCATCATCAAGTTCCATCTTTGCGGTTGCGCTATTATTTGTGGCCCAACTCATGTGGCCAGTACCGGCATTATACATAATTCGCCCATGATTCGGGGTCGCAGTATCACCAAACAAAATCTGCGATAAATATCCGCTGGCGGCAGTCAAATTTATATTCGCGCTGGTCGAGCTATTTATGTGCAAAAGCTGGTTTGGGCTGGCAGTGCCAATGCCAACTAGCCCGGTGCCCATTACACGCATAAGTTCGCCGGAGGCCGCGTTTTCGCCGAAGATGATGTCTCGGGCGCTATTGAGGCTCTGGAGTAGGATGCTGCCATTATCTCCATTAATATAACCAGCGTAATTATTCTGGCTGTCTTCCAATTTGATCGTGGGAGCCGTTGCTAAAATGTGAATTTCTTCGGTTGGTGCCGCCGTTCCCAAGCCAAGCAAACCCGCACCCGTGATGTGGAGCTTTTCAGTAATCGATGCGCCGTTTGCTCTGGTGTGCAAGCCAAGTCCAAAACCGTATTCGCCATCGGTTGCGTTTTCTTTTACGACCTCAATGCCACCAGCATCAGCGTAAGAACCGGCACTATTGTATTTCCCTTGGAAAAGAATGCCCGCCGCTGGCGTGGTGCTATAGGCGTCGCTGTTGCGGATGGCCGCAACGTAGTTAAGCGAACCCGCTGCTGTGTCTGAACCTTCAACAGTTAATGCGGCTCCTGTCGCTGCTGTCGAGCCGCCGATTGCGATTTGCCCATTAGCCAAAATCCGCATCCGCTCGCCGGAAGTACCACTATTCGTGGTGTGGAAGGCAATTATTCCGCTTTCGCTACCGTCCGTCCCATCAGTCATTGACATGTCAATGCCAGCAATCTGTGGCGGGCTTGCCGCATTGCTGCCGAGAGCTTGAAGGTATGCACCGCCTGCACCGCCGCCAGCGGTTGTACTCGCTGCAAAGTAAAGCTGCGAATGACCGTTCAAATCTTTAAATTGGAATTGTGACGCCGCATCAGAGGCTCGACCTATAACAAACGAGACGCCCGAGGCGGCTCCTAAATATCCTCTAGTCGTTCCGTTGTCTTCAAAAACCGTTTTGAATGTACTGCTATTTGTGGAATTGACTATAAGCGGTTGATAATCCCCGGCAATTTCAAGCTCTGCACCGGGGCTGGTTGTACCAATTCCCATCTTAGCCGAACCGCCTAAAATCAAATCATCGGTTGACGTGTCCCAGAGCAAATATGCGCTGGCAGTATCGCCAAAGAATTTAACGTCATAGCCTTGGTCGTCAGCCCCGACAGTGATTGTAGAGTTAAACTGCGAGGCTCCAGCTTGAGTTAAAGTACCAGAAACATCTAAATTGGCATTAACATCAACTAATGTAGCATTGAGTTCGATTTCGTCTGTAGCATTAATGTCCAAGACGGTAGCACTGGGGGCGTTGATATATTGAGTGGCGTCATTGAACTGAAGCGCCATCGTGCTGTTAAGAAGTAATCCAGTATCAGCAACGTGAGTTAAGGTTACATCTTGATCATCACCAAAACCAATCACAGCCTCATCAGCAAGATAGAGATCACTGAATTCTAAGCTAGTGGTGCCGAGAGCCGCACCATCTGAAGCATCCGGTACAAACGCTGT